CGACAGAGGTATTACTGCCACACCCCAGACCTTACACACTTACAGGTCTATGTCTTTGGTTATCAGTCAATGAGAAGTTTTGGAGGGAGTTAAGAGAGGCAAAGAGAGAGGATGATAACGAGTTTTCCCCGGTCATTACACGCGTAGAGCAAATTATCTATACAAACAAGTTCGAAGGCGCCGCCGTTGGGTTCTTCAATGCCAATATCATTGCCCGCGACCTGGGCCTTGCTGACAAACGCGACATATCCGCCCAGGTGAACGACCAACGCAAGTCCGTCGATGAACTTTTCCCACCTACCAGCGAGCTCATCGGGGAGGAGGAAGAACCTGATGGAGAGGCAGATAAATAAGAACCTCCGGCACCTGGTCCGCTGTCAGCAAAACGAACAGGTCCGGGGTGCCGTGCTCGAGGGGTCCAGCCGTTCAGGAAAGACATTTAGCTCCATTGACTTTTTGGTTTACCTCTGTTCCCGGATCGAAAAAAACGCCCAAATTTTCATCATTAAAGAGACGTACAACTCTTTCAAAACCACGTTGTATGACGATTTCAACAAGCAATTACCGAAATACGGGATCCCGTCTCCCTTTGCAGATGTGAAAGAATGTCCCTCTTTCTGGCTGATGGGCAATAAAGTAACCCTGATCGGTGCAGATAAATTGTCCACAACGCACGGCGCAGGGTCAGATTATCTGTGGTTTAACGAACCATTGGAAATTCAGAAGGCAATTTTTGACCAGTACGAACAAAGGTGTCGGAAATTTTGGTGGATGGACCTAAACCCCTCGGTGTCGCTTCACTGGATTTATGACATGGAAAAGCGGCCGGAAGTCAAATTCTGCCATTCGACCGTCATGGATAACCCCTACGTCCCCAGGTGGCAGAAAAAGAAGATCCTCGGTTATGATCCAAGTAACCCGGTAAACGTTGCGAACGGCACGGCTGATGACTATATGTGGTCGGTCTATGGGCTCGGTCTCAGGGCCTCTCCAACCGGCCTGATCTATCCTAACGTCACGTGGATTGATCAGTTTCCGGATGACCTGGACCAGGTTGTTTACGGGCTCGATTTCGGCTACACTCATAACCCATCGGCATTGGTAAAAGTGGGGAAAAACGGCATGAATTTATACCTGCAGTTGCTACTTTATGAACCTGTGGACAATGCGAATAAACTGGGTGAAATGGTCAGGGTGTTCGCAGATAAAAAGAAGATATGGGCTGATAGTGCTGATCCACTAATGATCTCCGACCTTCGCCGCCGGGGCCTGTTGGTCCTGCCTTGTGTCAAGAAAGAAGGGTCGGTAAATTGGGGAATATCCCGCATGAAGGAGTACAAAATCCATATCGTCAATGACGTGAATTTTAAGAAGGAGCAGGAAAATTACAAGTGGGCTGAACTGCATGGAATCCAGTTGAATGAACCGGTCAAAGCATTTGACCATGCCTGGGACGCCGCCCGTTATGCGACGACGATGGAGTGGCCGGCCGGAAGGTAGTCGATTTGTTGAAAAATAACCGTTCAGGTTTTTACCCGGCGATCCGAAGGCCGGGTTTTTTATTGCCCTTAAATTTCCTTTAGACTGATTCCACATAAGGCATAGATAACCGGCCGAATCATCAGAAGTGCTCTCAAAAGTAACCAGCCGAACGCTTGAAATATAACCAGCCGAAATGAGGGTTAATGTATTGATATTAACAACAATACAAAAATAGATTACAAAAAAATAACCGGCCAACAACCAGCCAAATAACCAGCCGATAACCGGCCGATAACCGGCCGATAACCACAACTAAAGAAAGAAAAGAAAGAAAAGAAATTAAATAACACTCTCCGGGCGGGCGCATATACGCACGTATACGCACGCACGCACGCGAGGGGGAATCCATCCCGGCAAAGAAAGGATTTTGTTGCGCCGCCGAAATTCATAATTTAATCCATTCGCATTCAGATAATTACCTCTTTTGTAACGTGAACTGTTAATAGTTTTTATTGACAATTCGTAATTTTCCGGTATTTCAGTGTTATATTTGCGCCTGTAACCTGTGGCAGCGGGTTCATAAAACCTGAACTAATGATCGTAAAGATCCAAAGTCCGCTGTCATTCATTCGCCAAAAGTCGGCAACCCCGCCGCCTTATGCAATCCAACTGACCTCCAACCCCCGCGATCTTTTCTACACGAACCAGCTAATACAGGGCCTGATCGGCTCCAGCCGAAAGCGCATTAACACCAACAACGTCAACGGACAGACGCAAGCCTACCAACGCTGTCCGGCGGTTTCAGGATCAATCAACAAGATTCAAGAAGCCGGACGTAACGGCAAGTGGGCAATCGTCGATAAGGATGAAAAACCAACCGGAAAAAGTAACGCCGTCGCCCCACTGATCGCAAAGCCGAACTGCTTACAGACATGGAACGACTTCATTTCCCAGCTGGTTGCCATGAAAAAAATATACGGTTACGCTCTCGTTCTTCCACTCATTCCCGAAGGCATGGGTCCCAATGCTACCGCTTCTCTCTGGGTGTGCCCTAACTGGTTGATCAACGATGTGAAATACACCGGCAACCTGTTCGGACAGTCAGATATTTCCGGCATTATAAAGTATTTCAAAATCGGCAAAACCGAGATCACCCCGGACAAAGTGCTCATTTTCAAAGATACTCAGGTCAACTGCACAACTTCGGATAACTCTTTCGTACTTCCGCAGTCACGTCTTTACCCTCTCTCGGATCCGGTGTCGAACATCTGTCAATCGTACGAGGCGAAATATACCCTGATAGCGAAAAAGGGAGCTATCGGGATCCTGTCAAACGAAAGCAAGGATGCAGCCGGTGCCGCCCCGTTACTGCCTGAAGATAAAAAAGAAGTTCAGGACCAGTTCGCAAATCAGTACGGCCTAAGCCCTGATCAGTCACAAGTGATCATCTCGGGAGTTGGACTGAAATGGCAATCTATGACCTTCCCGATTAAAGATCTGATGTTATCCGAGGAAATAAAAGAGGCTTCACTGGTTGTTTACGAAGCGTTTGGCATCCCGAAATTCTTAACTCCCTACGGCGAAGGCGACACATTCAACAACCAAAATACCGCCGAAAAGTCCTTTTACCAACGGACCGTAATACCCACGATCGAGGAAGTTGCAGCCACTCTGTCCGCCTTCTTTCAGCTTGAATCACAAGGCCTATTTCTCCGCGTCTATTTCGACCACTTAGAGATTTTTCAGAAGTCAAAGAAGGAGGAAGCGGAAGGCATCGGAGCCTACACTACCGCCCTCGACCGCCCGTATCTGTCCGGGGTGATCACCCGCGAAGAATACAGAGCGATCCTTGCGAATGCCATGCCGACAGGGACACCATTCGACGCCGAAACGATCAATGGAACAACCTTTTACAATCAAAGAGTAAATCAAAACGAGCCACAACAATGAAAGATTTTGCCCTCAAACATAACCAGCGACCAGTCTATTACAAGTCACTTGAGGTCAAGGACTTTAAGGTAGATAAAGAGAGCCGCACCGTCTCCGGGTATCTGGCCGCCTTTGGGAATATCGACAGCGACCGGGATATCCTGATGAAAGGCTGCTTCGCAAAATCACTTCAGGAACGCGGACCGTCATCTACCACCGCCCGGAAGATCGCTTTCTGCTGGATGCATGACTTGACCGACCCGATCGGCCACTTCACAAAACTCGAGGAAACTGATGCAGGTCTTTATTTCGAGGCATACGTGGACGATGTGCCGAACGGCAACCGGGCTTTAACCCAGTATGCAAGCGGGACGCTGAATCAACACAGCATCGGTTATCGCTATGTTTGGGACAAATGCAAGTTCGAACAGAGGCCGGACCCGGAACACCCCGGAGAGACTATCGAGGTCTTTGTCTGCTACGAAATTAACCTTTTCGAGGGGTCGGTAGTCACACTGGGAGCAAACGAAAACACCCCCTATGCTGGGCTGAAAGGTCAGCAGATCGAAGATGCCAGTAAGGCACTTGCAACCGACACGGAAAACCTACTGAAAGACCTCGAGCCGGGAATAGCTTATTCCATTCGCAAACTTATTTCCAGACATATCGCACTTGCTGAAAGTGATGAGCCGACCAAGTCACTCGGAACCGAAAGCGAGCCGCAAGGGATCAACTGGGAATCCATAACAAAAGCAATTCAAACTAACACAGAAAACCAATGAAAAAGTTCTTAATTCTCATTACTTTGCGGCCATTTGCGCCGTGCCGGCACAGTCTCAGACCGTCACCAAGCAGATTGCTTTTGGTGCAAAGGCGGTCGATTCGCTCTACGGAGCAGTCACAACCTACTATTACGTGAACTCAGCTTCCCCGACAACCGGGAAAACCGCAGCCGCTTCAAGGCTGAATGAATATTACGTGTACGCTATCATGGCCGGAACGACCAGAAGCGCAGCTCCCACGGGTACGGATTCATGCCAGATCACCTTCGAAGTGTCGATGGATAATTCCACTTGGTACAAGTTTACCGGAACAACGCCGAAAGTTACGGGAGGTGCTGTTTATAAGACATCCGTGGACATGGTCACAACCACAACGGACGGAACCTGTGCATTCGCTCCAACGGCCTGCTACTACCCTTACGTCCGCGTGAAATTTCAGCATTACAAAGCGAGCTGTACGATGTATCCAACAGCCCATGTGGTGTTGAAAAAGTACTAATTAATTGTCAAGTAATCAAAGTATTAACTCAAATAGCATACAAAAATGAAAAAGTTACAGAATAAAAGAACCAAAAAACTGATGATCATGGCCCTTTCGGCTATTGCGATCATCTTCACGATCTGCATTTTGACAGATCCGACAGCCGGCCTTTCGATGCTTGCCATTGCCCCGATCGTCGTTGGAGGCGTAACCCTCGAAGGAAAGGAAGCTGAAACCTACACGGCTATCATGGCCTCGATTAAATCCGAAGTTGAAAAGTACAACAAGGATTACATCTCGAAAACTCACCTCGAAGAATTTGTAAACGAGAAGATCAAAGAGTTGAACATCGACATCAAGGATAACGAGGATTTCAAAAAGCTGTTCGAAAGCCTGAAGGCTCAGGGCCTCGAGATTACCGCCCTGAAGGATAAAGGCACCGGCAGCGACAAAACGAAGTCCCTTCGGGATCAGATCAAGGAACAGCTGGAAGGACGTAAAGAAGAATGGGCTGATTTCTGCTCTGGGAAGTACAAGAACTTCACCTTCAAAATTGACACCAAGGCAGCCGGAACGATGCTGATTTCAACGAACATCACCGGAACCGGCCTCCCCGTTCCGCAGGTGCTCCCGGGCCTCGAGGGTATTCCTGAAAAACAGCCGATGATCATCCCTTTGTGCAATTACGGTCCGGCTGCCTCTCCCTCGATCCAATGGTCTGAAAAGAAAAACAAGGACGGCAACGCCACAGTGGTAAATGATAGCACCATTGCACCCTTGGTTGACTTTGACATCGATGTCAATACCTCAAACTCCGCTGACTATGCAGGACGAATGAAAGTCCACGCCAATATGCTTTCCGACATCGAATACATGGCGACCGAAATTCAGAACAACCTCAGGTATGAGTGCGATATCACGTCGGACGATGCCTGTTTAGCCTACATTATCGGCAAGGCTTCAGCCTTCAACCTGGCCACCTCGAAGAAAAAGGATCCAACCTACTTTGACGCAATCCTGTCCACAAGGGCGCAGATCATCGCCGCTCACGGAACGCCGAACATGGTTTTCATCAACCCGATCGATTATGACAACATGATGGGGGCAAAGGGAAGCAATGGCCAGTATGTAGCCAATCCACTGGTCAGCCCTGACGGAAAGCGTATCGGAGATATGCTGATTGTTCAGACAACACAGATCCCCGCCGGCAACGTGCTGGTAGGCGACTTCACAAAAGCAAACGTGAGGGAGATCGGTTCGATGGAAGTTTCCGCCGGCTGGGAAAACGAAGATTTCGGAAAGCGCCTCACCACCTTCCTCGGTGTTCGCCGGATCCATTTCTTCATCAAGGACAACCACACCGCCCTGTTCGTGTATGACGCCCTCCAGGACATCATCGACAACATCACGGCTGTTTAACCCATAACCCGAAAGGGAAATATTCACCAAAATCAATAAGATCATGCAAGTCAACAAAGGAAATGAATCGAAAAGAACGGTAGATCTGCGCAAGCGGGTCGAAGTTCGCCGGGTATCTGACGGCGCTATCCGCTCGGTCGGTGAACTCGTGGCCGAAAAGGGTATCAGGGAAGGGTATTATGAAGATCCCAAAACCCCCGCAAAGGGAAAGAAAGAAAAATCCGAGTAAAACCCTGAACCATGGCAGCATTAACGACAGCTAACTACTTCTGTGGAGACATCGTAATTCCGGGGTACACGGGATCGGCGGCGGCAAACATCGCCGTTCAGAACCTGGTCGCTCAGGCCATCTTCGATAACGAGGATCGGTTTCTGAAAAAACTACTCGGAGAGGATACCTATGATGACTTCATGGCCGGGTTAGCTGTCGATGCGCCTGAGACAAAATGGACCGCCCTGCGTGATCAGATTTTCAAGGTGACGGTTGTTTCCGACACCGTATCACGCTACGAAAGCCCATGCGCCAGGTACATCTTCATCAACTATTACCGTGATCACCTGACCTCTGCGACACCGCTCGGAGAGGTTCAGGCGAACACGGATAATGGCACTGCTGTATCTGCAAACAACCGCCTTATTTCCGTGTGGAATAAGATGGTAGATCGCATTGTCGAGATATGGGAGTGGATGGAGGATGATGCGAGACGTGCCGATTACCCGGACTTTTCGAGGCCCGCGCGAACCTTTGACAAAATCAATCAATTCGGTATATAATCCATGGCAAACCTGACAAATACGGCCTATCCTGTTAAGATGTTCGAGTATATCACCTCGGACGTCAAGACCGCCTTGGGCTTATCTGTCCTGCACTACGAACACGGCCACCCATTGGAGATTGTTCAAACGATCGAGACCATGGCCCAAGACGTTCAGCAGGCGGCGCAAAGGTTTCCACTCATTGGACTGTACCAGGATTTTGACGAACTCAGAGGTAAGAAACTGGCCTTTTATGAGGTTTCCTTTCATCTGATTATTGCCCTGAATACGCTATCAAGTTACAAAGCAGCAGAGCGAATGACCAACAACTTCATAGCTACGCTGTACCCGGTTTACGATCAACTACTCATATCCATTGCCAAAAGCGGCTATTTCCGTGAAACAAACTGGAGACTTATCCAGCACACGAAAACCGACCGGATGTACTGGGGAAAAAATCAGGTGGCAAATGATTTTATTGATGCTATCGAAATCACAAATCTGAAATTAAACATTAACACAATAACGACATGTCAATAATTTTAAACGATCCCGGCTGCACAGCGGCCGGCGGGAACACAGGTCAGCCTTCATGCGCCCTGATCCCAAAAAACATCGTCGGAGCGATGCTTATCGACAAAGATAAGGTATTCACCGGCGCAGACATTGCCTCCGTGTCCGCCTGGATTACGGCCGTTCAAACGCTTTGTTTAGGTCCTTCGGCAACGCGGGCCTATCCGATCTTCAAATTCGACGGAATGACTGACGAAACGGAAGAACCAACGTTCAAAACAACAGGGTTTGGAGATGAATTCCCATTAAAGGAGGGCAAATATAAGTGGACTTTTGACATCAGCCGTCAGGGTCATTACTTCGCCCAACAGCTCCGCAAGTTCAATAAAGATCAATCCAAAAAGGTCATTTTCTTCACGTCGGATCAGCAGGTCCTTGCGGTGAAATCCGGAACCGCCGGCAACTTTACCGGCTTCTCGATGAGCTATATCTACTGTTTTCCTGTTAAAATGGACGACGGTGCGGAAAATCCCGCTTCCTACAAGGTGAAATTCACCCTTCCTAAGCCTATCGAACTGAACGAGGACCTTGCAATGTTCGATCTCGGTGCAGATCCCGAAAGCACCTTCAAGGCAATCCTGGACGTCAAGCTGTCGATCCTTGCTCAGGACGCAACCAGCGTAACGGTCGGAGTTAAGATCGTAGGCGATAACGTCAATATGTACGACGCCTTCTCGACGAAGCTGGCAGACCTGACACTCTGGACTGTGACCAAGGCCGGGTCCGCCGTAGCGCCAACCGGAATAACCGCAGATGCAACGTTAAAGGGCTGGAAGATTGCTTTGACCACGCCAGCAGGGGAGCACGTTGTCGCTCTGGCTGACGCTGCTGCTTTGGCTGCCAAACTGATTGGCGGTGCTCCGGACGAAGGGTATGAAGCTGACGGATCATTAACCGTAACATTCTCCTGATCATGACAGCGGAGATCAAACAAGTAAGGATGGAAGGGGCAGCATATTCGCTGCCTCACATCCTCTCTTTCGCAACTGAAAGAGATTTTATCGAGGCGCACCCTGAAGCGTTCCTGCAATACCGGGAAAAACAGCGAGCCGAACTGCTGAAAAAAATGTATCAGGAAGCCAAACGGATGCAGAAGGTCGAAACTGCAAAGGAACCAAAAAGCAAGTAAGATGTCCAGCCGCCTAACCCCGTCGGAAAATTGTCTGTCGATCATTCGTCATTACGAAGATTTCCGCCCAGAAGCGTATATCTGTCCGGCGGGGCGGTGGACTTATGGTTATGGTTTTACCTTGAAAAAGGATGGATCCCCGGTAAGGAAAGGCGATACAATCACCCTGAATGAGGCCGAAGAAAGACTGAAAGAACTGGCAAACGATGTGGCTATTGACCTTTATGTGGCCCTACCCCGGGCTGAATTTACCCAGCAGCAACTCGACGCCCTTGTTTCATTCACGTTCAACGTAGGGATCGGGAAGTTTAGAGGTTCTTCCATTTACCGGGTATGGAAATCCGGCCACTCTCAGGCCCCCGACATGACCGATCTGTTTATGCGCTGGATATATGCCGCCGGTAAAGTTCAGGGAGGATTGGTAAAACGCCGGGCAACCGAGGCGCACCTTTACCTGACCGGCGAAGTAAAGCTGGACTGGCCGGACCTGCTGATCGAAAGCTACAAAAGAAAGGCGGTAGGGCAATGAGCACCATGGTTGACATGATAGACCTGCTGAACACCGTCGATGTCGAAGGCGATACCGCTCAGGCTGTTGCCGAAACTCATCAGGACTATGAGCGAATGAACGCCGCCCAAATGTTACAAGGCAAAGGGAAAGATGGAAAGCGGATCGGGACCTACCGGTCAATGTCCTACGCGCGCGAAAAGGCAAAAATAAACACCTTTCTATCGTCGATCATTCCGCACAACGTGGACCTGAAACTCACCGGGGCTTTTCATAAAGGGCTGGCAATGAAGGTATCGGGACAGGATATAGCGATGACGTCAACGGACAACAAGGCCGATGATCTGGAGAAAAAGTACGGCGAAAACATCTACGGACTGGACGAAGAAAACGCCTCAACCTACGCTCACGGCTTCGCCTTCCCGGCATTTATGCAGATGATTGCCCGGAAAACCGGCCTTGTTGCTGCAAAATAAGCGAGACATGGGCTGTGGATGCACACAAAAGAAAAGGGGTTGCTATGAAAATACAAAGGAACTGGCTCAAAAATATGCGAAATCTACCGGCAAAGATGTTGTCCTTTACCAAAAGAGTGACAAAACCTTTGCTTTCATGGATGCCGAAGCCCCGGAACGCTCAGAAATCACCGTCATTGAACTTGTACCGGCGTTGCTTTGATACCCCCCTGTCTGTCTTTATTTCCTGTGTCGTCGATAAAAACTACAACTCACTTATAAAATACGGAACCTGCACAACCGCCGACCTGCTTTCAGCATGGGAAGCTATTTACTCGGAGTATCAGGAAATCTTAGGCCTTCCTACCAACCGGGCGGCGATGAACCTTGCAAAAGCATCAGGGAAACTTCACGCCCAGCATACCTCGATGGTCGCCTGTTATCACGTCCTTCGGCATACACACTCCGTCGTCTGTATCAACACCCTAAAGCATTTCGGGTACAACTTCAAGTTTGACCCCGCGGAC